ACTAATAACATAGTCATTAACGTTTCTTGCTAAGTCATTAATAATAGGTTGTATCTGTTTTGATACTGTACCTAACTCAACGTCACCAATTCTTGCAGTACCAGCCACTGTTCTAATGCCATCTGGTGCTAAGAATACTAAGTCACCACCAATCTCTTGTATGCTATAGCCACTTAAACATCCTACGTTCTCAGCAATAGGGTCAATTTGTATATTTGCTGCATCGTTTATATTAATTAATTTATGTAAACTGTTTTCACAAAAAACAATTAAGTCTTCACGGAAACCTCTAATACCAACAATAGTATCGGATATTGTTACACTTCCTGCTCCAACTCCTGTAAAATTATTAGGGTCATTATAAACACTGTAATAAACAGTAGTTTCCTCATCTTCAACACCTGATGCTATTAGGTGGTGGTCATGCGATGTAATAAATTTTACTGGAGTATTGGCTCCGTTAGGTTGTATTTCTTTAGCAAAAAATGTTCTGGTTGTTAAATCTCCAGTACCTTCCATTCTAAATGAAAAAATATCTGCAGTAGAATTATCAGCAATAAATATTTCACCATAATCCATACCAGAACTTTCAAATAAAGCAAAAGTTGCTTGTTCTTGTCCTGTTCTTACCGAAGCTGATTTACCAGTAAAAGTAGCATAATTATCTCCACCACCAGCAGACAATTTATTTATCTGTAACCATGTAATGCCGTCTTGACTAAAATATAACGCATTACCTGCTACAACTATGACTCCATCGGCATAAGGTCTAACACCAAATATTTCAGTAGTTCCTCCTGTTGGTTGTGTCGCACTAGCACCACCAAACTTAGCAAAACCATTTATTCTTCTGTAGCCACCCTCAATAGCCACTTCAAAGTTTTGTAAAACTGTGGCTGCACCGGGAGTTCTTAATAAGTCTATAGAGTTAGCTGACTTAACTAAACCACCACTACAAGCTACTGTATAAGGTTGTGAACGTGCCATAAATTAAAAATAAGTTCTATCGTCTGTCATTCTTGACGGAGCTTGATTGATTAAGTTTGACTTCATGTATTTCATAGCTTTTTTAAAGTCCTCTAAAGCAAATGCTGCTTGTTGTGGAGATTCTTTAAATTGCCAAACATAATATCTTGCTCGTGAAGTTATGACATTACTGTATTGTTCTGGTAAAACTATTGTATCGTCATAAGCTGATAAAGCTGTTGGTCTGTCAAAGGCATAAAAATGCACATTATAAACTTTGTCTGGTATAGGACTTAGACCAAATTTCCTAGCATCTGGTGATTGTATAACATATTTTGGTTCACCATATTTTTGTCCGTTTGCATCGTCTTCATTTTCTTGGTCTCTGTAGTATCTAGCCCAGTCTGCATGGTCTAAATATTTTAAACCTTGTGAGACGTAAGGTGCTGATTCACCTGAGACATTAATTGTTGTCAGATAAAAGTCGTCCCAATCTATTGATGCATAATCTGTTGTAAGACTAGAACTACCTGACTTTAACAAATACCATCTGGTACCTGCTACTGTTTCTACTGTAACATTCCCATAAAAAGGGTCTGTACTACCACTTAATCCTGCTGAGAAAAAAGGCAACTGAGGTTCTTCGTTAGCTACGTCAAACAATGCTTTGTTGACTGAATCTTTAACAAACTTTTGTAGTCCTATCGCACTTGCAAAGTTTGCTGCAGTAAGTGGTACTTCGTTTAGTTCTCTTAGAACCTCGTTAGTTATATCTAAATATGTTGTTGCCATTATTTCTTATGTATTTTTTGTATTTCAAAGTTTGCTGATTTACTGGCTCCTTTATGTGGCTTATAACCGCCAACAGGGTCTTTCATTAGCTTGTAGCTTTTGCCACTTTTCATCCAATGATAACCTTTAGGTGCTGGTACTTTCATGTTAGCAAGGCATAGCCTTTTTCATTGATTTTTCAACAAGACCGCCATCCTGATAACCATATCTCATTTTGCCGCCTTTTTTCATTTCACGTCTAGCTGCTTTATTGCCATCCATGATACCATCAACTTTTTCAACACGTCCACCTTTACTAAATCCATACATACCTTCTTGGTTTCTTTTTGCTTGTGGTTTTGCAGGTCTTTTTCTTTCACGGATTACACCGATACCAGAACCTTTACCTACAGGAACTCCCATGTTTCCACCCATCCTATAAGGTTTTCTTTTTTGCATTTTATTTCTCCTTGTAAAAATGGAGGAGTCCGAAGACTCCCCCGTGACTATAATTAGTCAATAGTGTAGAAAGCTGATACTAATGCATCATCTCTCAATACTTTTGCTCCATATACATGTAAGCCTCTAACAATATCACCGAATGAACTTGGGTCTCTTAGGACTTCAGTTGAGATGATTGTTTGAGCTGTTGCTGTTGAAGAAATATGTCCAGCTAGACATTTTCCTGTAGCATTTGAAACAGCTGCAATGTTATTAGATTTGTACATGTTGAAACCTCTTAACTTACCGCTAGATACTAGACCATTTCTGATTGAGCCTTGTCCTGCGTTGAAGTCAACAGAAAGAAGCTTAGAACCAGACTGAGACAGTTGCTCATAAAATTCTGGTGAAGCTACAAACCATCTACCTTCTTCAGGAACGTTTGCATCGTCTAATAGTCTTGCCATTCTTGCAAGTACGTTTAATGGGTCTGTTTCACTATCAGCACCTAGGTCAATAGAACCTGCACCATCGTAAACGTCAGCAGCTAATTTTGTTGCTGAGTCTGCACCTAGTACATGGTCTGGTGAAGAAGAAGCGACACCTGAGAACATTGATTCAATAACTGAGCTATCGAATGAATCTCTTAGAGCATAAGCTGCTGAAGATGTTGCAACTTCTTTAAAGTTGACGTGAGACATATCTCTCTCAATATCATCTACGATGAATTTGAAAGCTTTTGCTGAATCGACTACGAGTGTTAGCTCTTGGTCGGTTAGCTTGGTTTCGGTTGTGTCAGAACCTCTTGTGTAGTCATACACTGAGATTACTGGCTCTTTGATAATTTTAACAGAATCACCATAATTGCTGATTTCTCCGGAGTAGTCAGTATTTGTAATAGCTTCTACCACTGATGCCTTTCTGAAAAAGTTTAAAACTTTAGCAGAATATATGGAAGGCAGGAAGAAACTATTATTCTGACCACTAACGGAGTTACCAAAGTTTGCATTTGTATCTGGACTTGGTTCAAAATACTGTGCCATTTTTTACTCCTTGGGTTAATATAAAAGTTTATCTACTGATTCTACCTTCTTCCCAAGCCTTGTCGATTTCTTTTTCAAGTCTATCAAACTCAGCTGGAGATAAAGCTAGAATCTCCTTTTCGGTCCAAACTTTAGCTTGTTTTGGCTCAACGTTGGTTGTCTTTGCAGAAACCATGTCGGCTGCTGAAGTTTTACGCTTGGAACCTGCCGATGACTTTTTCGGATTGCTATTTATACCCATGTCAGACTTAAATAAATCTAATGCTCGACTTGCTGCTTCTGGGTCATTTGCATTGCTGTAAATCCAGCCTTGAATTGACTCAGGTTGAGCTTTTGCCCAATCATGGAAATCATCACTGTTTCTGATATCATCAAAATCAGGATGCCTTGATTTGAGTTCTTTCTCAGCATCTAGTCTTACTAACTCTTGCTCTCTTTCTTGTAGAAGTTTAACCTTCTCTTCTAGAGTCTTTGCTCGGCTTTCGCTTTGCATAGATGCAACAGTTTCCACTACATCGTAGACATCAGGATATTTTTGTTTAAACTCAGCAAGTTCTTCTTCAGATTTTGGAGGAGTATATTTTGGTTGTCCTTCACGAGCTTGGTCTAATAACTCTTGCTCTCTCTGTTTAAACTCATTGAGCTTACTATCATAATGTCTCTTTAAGTCATCATAACGTTTTTTATAGTCGGGTCGCTTGTAGGGTTTATCATCAGATTTTGTCTCTTTGACTTCCTGTTCTTCATTTACCCCCTCTGCTTCTACTTCTTCAGTTTCTTCTTCGGGGTCTGGAAAGAATAAGTTGTTTGAATCAACAAAAACTTTCTGCTCTACTTTGTGCCAACTTTTATCCGCATTATACGGGTTAGCCTTTTCTTCTTTAGCCATCTTTTTCTCCTATTCAGGGCTTAACAAATATTACAAGGTAGCTGCTGTACGGGCAGGGCTTGTCTTGCAAAGGTCGCCTTTCGGTTAATCTTTAACTACGCACATGACCAAATGGTGACATCATAGATTTCTTGATTTCCATATCGGTCTCGGACTCTGGTTGCATTTGACCTAACAGTGATTGCTCAGCTGTCATTGGTCTTTTAACAGAGTATTCGACTTCAACTTTCTTATCATCTTCCTCTAATTGGGCTTCACCACCCTCTTGCATAGCTTCTCTTTCACCACCAGCATCGTAAGCAGCTTCGGCATCCTTCATCATTTGCATGAGGTTGTCTGCACCAATCTGCTCAACTGCTTTGGCAGTAAAGACAAATTCTCCATCTGATAACCTAGCAGGTATATCATCTGAAGTGCCTGTCCCCGGACCATCAACAGGACCGGCTCCAGTAAACTCGGAAGCTTTTTCAATCACTTTGTCAAACACCATGCTCAACTCAGGATTAGCTTCTAGTTGTTCCATTAACATAGACTCTTCTTCTTCGGACAATGCTTCGTCCACTATAAAGTCTATAAAGTTTTGTTCCATTTCTTCGTCAGGTAGCATTTCCTTTTCTTCTTCCATTTCATATTCTGGAGCAAATGGCAAACCTTCCATTTCATCCATTTCGCCACCATCAGCTTTTTGTTCTCTTTCTAATATTTCGTCTCTATTTTTTAGTAAATTTAAAAACATATCTTTAGATTCTTGGTCTTGAATAAACATATCAAAACCACTTTGAGCTTTTCTAAACCCAGATATATTTGGATTTTCTTCTATATCCATTATCATTTGGTCATAAGCAACATCATCTAACGGACTTTTTTGCATCATCTGCATAGCTTTTTGCTGCATAAGCATGGCTCGTAAATTACCATCATCTTTATTGCCTTCAGCTAAAGCAAGTCTATCCATGTCATCATCTAGTAGACCACCACTCATTCTTTG